AAGCGAAACCAGACAAGAAGCGGAATAAGACGCCCAGTCTCGTGCAATCTGCTGGCTCAGGTTGGATGGGCGCATAATGGGAATTAAGTGTAGTAACGGGCGTACGCCACAAGGAATGAAAAGTGCCTAACGCACTACAACGCAACCGCACTGAGTCGATGAAATGAAAGACGACAAGCCAGACCTGACCAAAGACGAGGACGTGTTGAAACTCGCCCGAGAGCGTTACGCTTTGGAAAAAGAAATGAATGCGGATCTGCGGGTGCGCCAAGTTGAAGACGTTGAATTTAAGGCCGGCAAGCAATGGCCCGAAGCGATCAAGACAGCGCGTGAGAATGATCCCTACGGCGCCCGCCCTTGCCTTGTCATCAACCATGCCCGGACTCACGCGAATGCGGTAAGCAACGACATCCGGCAGAACCGGCCACAAATTAAGGTGCTGCCGGCTGACGATGGCGCGGATGTTGAGACGGCTGAGATGCTGAACGGCTTGATCCGGCACATCCAGGTAGCGGGCGATGCAGATCTAGCCTACGACAACGCCATGCAATTTATGGTGGACATGGGCGAGGGCTATTTCGAGGTCATCACCACAGAGTCCGACAATGGCAGTCTGGACATCGACATTGAACCGATCATCAACCCTCATGCCGTGCACATAGACCCGTATGCAGAAAACCCGACCGGCGCCGATGCGGAATGGTGCTTCATTGACGATCCACAGCTTCGCGAAGACCTTGAAGAAGACTACCCGGATGCGGAATTGTCGGACTGGTCATCGGCTGAGGCTGATGGGACGCTTGGTGACTGGTATCTGGATGAGAAGCGAGTCAACGCGGCGCGCTACTTCTACAAAGAAGGCAAAGGCGCAGACACCGTTATCCACGTCTTGAAACTGGTTGGCGATGCTGTGTTAGAGCGCAGCATATTCCCAGGCCAGTACCTGCCGATCATTCGTGTGGCTGGCGAGGAAACCATCACGGACGGACATCGCGACGTGAAGGGCTTGATTCGAGACATCAAAGACCCTTGCAGGATGTACAACTATTGGGCGTCGGTGCTGACGGAAAGGATCGCGCTAAGCCCGAAAGCACCCTATATCGGTGCTTCTGGCGCGTTTGAGGGCCACGAGAAGGCGTGGGAAAGAGCCAACACGGCCAACATCCCGTACCTTGAGTACAACGGCACCGACGCGGACAACAACCCGATCCCACCGCCACAGCGCACGCCACCAGTACAGCAGGACACCGCGATCGTGCAGGCCATGCTGCAAGCGCACGACGACATTAAAGCGGTTTCAGGCAAGTACGATGCGAGCCTTGGCAACCGCAGCAATGAAACGTCAGGCGTTGCCATCCGTAACCGTGACAGGCAGGGCGACACGCTTACCTTTCACTACCCGGATAACCTGAATCGGTCCATTCGCCAATGTGGGCGTGTGCTGGTTGGCTTGATCCCGATCGTCTACAGCGAAGAGCGCATTGTCCGCATTCTTGGTGAGGATGAGACGCCCGATTTCGCGCAAATCTCACCGACTGGCGAAGCCTTCAGGAAAACGCAAGACGGCGCAGGAAAGATTAGCCGCATCTATGACGTGGGTGTAGGAACCTACGACGTAACAGTGAAGGCTGGCCCGTCCTACTCGACTCGCCGGCAAGAATCTGTCGAAGAGATGTCCGAGTTACTTGCCCGCAACCCGCAGGCATTCCAGTTGATCGGTCATAAGTTGATTAAGAACATGGATTGGGCCGGCGCCGATGAGGCGGCGGAAATCCTCGAAGCAATGCTGCCTCCTGAAGTCAAAGCGATCACAGACGCTAAGAAAGAAGGCGGCGATCAAGTACGCGCGCAGGTTGAGATGGCACAGAAGGCCATTCTTGACCAAGTTGAACCGGCAATGGCGCAATTGCAGCAACAGGCCACGCAGGCTGGTGAAGCTGCACAACAGGCTAGCCAAGAGAATCAAATGCTCAAGATCGCAGTGGCTGGCAAGGACTTGGAAAACCAGAAGCTTCAGAACCAGTTGGCTGACAAGTCAGGCGAACTTCAGATCAAGGCGGCTGAGATCCAATCGAAAGCGAATGCCGACCAACAGAAGATCGAAGGCGATATTGTCATCGCGTCCATATCGAAAAAGGGCGACGACGAGCCCGAAAAGCAAGACTCTGGCTCTGCATTCACGAATAACACCGTGGCTGCACAGGCCGCTATGCAAGCCGTTGAGCAGATGACCGCACTGGCACAGTCACTTGCTGAGCAAACACAGTCGATTGCCGAATCAGCACAGAATTCAGCACAATTGCTGGCAAGCGTGACCGAAGCACACGGGCAGATGTCCGCGGAGGTGATCCAGTTGAAAGAGCGCATCGAGGCACGAGACGCCAAGGACGCCAAGGTGCAGGGCGCTGTATTGGGTTTCTTTGCCTCAGACGGCAGCGACAAGGCACTAAAGAAGACGATTACCAAGATCAAAGATTCGTGATAAAGTAAGTACTCACTAACCTGTACCTGTGCAGATCACAGAGACCGCCAAGGAAATCATTCATGGCAGTTGAAGACCAAGACACCCCGGAAAGCCCGGAGACGGCACAAGTAGCCGATGACGTTGAAACGTCCGTAGCCACTGACGCACCCATCGAGTCGCAGGATGGAGATTCAGCGCCGGAAGTAACCGACGCTGAGAGGGCCGAAAAGGCCGAATCGCGGAAAGGCTATCGAGAACGCGCACGAACTGGTCGGATTGAGAAGGAAAATCGGGAATTAAGGGAACAGATCGCTTTGCGTGAAGCAGAGCAGAAAGAACCTGAAATAGCCGAACCGAATCAAGACGACTTCACCGATTACGAGAAGTACCTCGAAGCTCGTGCGGATTGGAGGGCGGATACTCGCTTTTCAGAGCTACAAACAAAGGCCGAAGCACGGCAAGCAGAGCGGGAACGACTGGCGGAAGTAAGCCGGTTAGACGCCCGGTGGGATGAGTCTCAAGAGACTGCCCGAGAAAAGTACGACGATTTCGATGATGTTGTTTACGGTGACGTGAACATCACACAGGAAATGGCGGCGGCGCTAAAGACTACGAAGTCAGGTGCTGACGTTGCATACTTTCTTGGAAAGGATCAAAAGGAATCAGACCGCATCGCACGACTGCCACCAATTGAGCAGTTTATGGCGATCGGCGCTATCGGGGAACGACTCAAAGAGCGTTCAACCAGGCCAGCACCACCAAAGCCCATCAGTCGGGGTCGAACCAGTCAAACAACGTCAAGCAATTCGTTGAATGACAACATGACGACCAAAGAATGGGTGGAGGCACGGAACAAGCAGGTAGGGCGTTCGTAATGGAGCGTTTCAATGGCGAATACCATCCTCACGTCAACCGCAGTGACCCGCGAGGTTCTACGAGTTGCGCATGAAAAACTGAGCTTTATCGGCACTGTCGAGCGACAGTACGATGATTCCTTTGCGAAAACCGGAGCCAAGATCGGCGACACGCTGAAAATCCGGCAACCCAACAAATACACCGTTCGAACCGGCAAGACCCTGCAAGCGCAGGACACCAACGAAGCAAGCACTACCCTGACCGTGGCAACACAGAAGGGCGTCGATATGAATTTTTCGACGGCTGAATTGACGATGGATATTGATGATTTCTCGAAACGAATCATCGAGCCGGCTGTTGCGGTCCTGATGTCGAACATTGAAAGCACGATGCTCGATAGCGTCACCAAGGACGTGTACAACCACAGCGGCACGCCCGGCACACTGCCGACCTTCCTGCAAATTGCACAGGCCAAAGCGAAACTCAACCAGAATCTCGCGCCGAAAGACAACAACCGCTGCATCCAGATGGAATCAGTGGATATGGCGGGCGTTGTGGATCAGCTGAAGGGCTTGTTCCACGACTCGACGGAAGTGTCAAAGCAGTACCGTGAGGGCACTGTTGGTCAAGCCAGCGGCTTGAAGTGGATGGAGAACGAGCGGATCTATAGCCACACGACTGGCTCTGACTTTACGACCGTTGCCGTCAACGATACGCCCGCAGAAGATGATGCGGAGTTGACAGTATCGGGCGGCAACTTCAACGCTGGTGACATCTTCACCATTGCGGGAGTTAAAGCGGTCAATCCAGAGACGAAGGTTGCCTATTCTCACGACAAGCAGTTTGTGGCAACTGCATCGGGCACAACTTCCTTGGCATTCTCACCAGCGCTTAACGCGACCGGCGCCGATCAAAACATCGATCATTTGCCATCGAACAGCGACGTGATTACGTTCGTCGGCACTGCTTCGACTGCCTACCCGAATCACCTCGTGTACCATAAAGAAGCGTTCGCATTCGCGTCTGCCGATTTGGAAATGCCTGAAGGTGTTGCGTTTGCAGCCCGCGAGAATCTGGACGGCTTGTCTTGCCGTCTCGTTCGCCAATACGACATCAACAACGACAATATCCCGTGCCGGCTTGATATCCTTCATGGTTTCGTCACGTTGCGCCCTGAGTGGGCTTGTCGTGTGATGGGCAAAGGCTCTTAACCCTTAACGGGTAACAACTGGCCGGGTCAATCCTGATCCGGCCTATCCCGCAAGGAGGGATGCAAAATGGCTATTCACTACTTGGGCGACAATGGCCCTGACGGTATGGTGGTTGGTACGGCGGCGACCGAAAAGGTTGGATTCTTCGGTGTCGGCCCGGTCGTACAACAGTCGGTGACTGCACCGAATCCGTCTGCAACCACTGGCACTAACGAAGCGGCGATCGTGTCGATCAATGCGGCGCTTGTGGCTTTGGGTTTGATTGTGACCACCTAATGCAAGATAACGGGAGCCGGGACGTGTGAAGCGTCCCGGCGAACCCTTAGAGGTGAGTGCATGACCTATCTATTCGTTGACGACAAGACGGCAGATTTTGATCGCAAAGTGATGCTTGCCACGCCGGCATACGATAACCCTGATGGGTCGTATACCTTCGCGATAGCCAACAGCCGCGAGGCACTGCACACGCAAGGGATAGGCACGTGCTATTTGCTGCTTGTGGGTGGCGCCCATGTTGACGATAACCGCAACACCATCGTCCAGAAGTTCCTCGCGACCGACTGCACAGACCTTATATTCCTCGATGCTGACGTGTCTTGGGATCCTGAAGACCTGATTGAGCTACTCAAGCACGATGTTGGCATCGTCGGCGGGGTTTACCCGTTTCGACGCCAAGATAAACAAATGGACCTGCCGATCCGAATGATGCAAGGCGCAAAGCCTGCGAATGGATTGCTTGAGGTTGAAGGACTGCCCACAGGGTTTATGCGCATCCCGCGCTATGTCCTGGACACACTCACCAAAGGCGCACCCACATACCAGCACAACGGCGATACTGTCCCTATCGTGTTTCAGCGCACGCTAGAACACGGCACCAGATGGGGCGGCGATCTGAACTTCTGCAACAAATGGCGCGACACGGGCGGGAAGGTGTTCGCCGTCTACGAAATGAAGCTAGGCCATGCCGCCAAGGTCATATTCAGCGGGTCCGTGGCGACCTTCATGCGCGCCCAAACCCTCGAAACCCTTCGCTATGTGTGCGACAAGGTACGCGCAGGCACTGAGACGCATGAGGACATCGCAGAAGCCATCAAGTACGTCGACAACCCTTGGGGCGCGCCTTCTGAGGTGCTACACGCTGCGATTACTCTGGCAAGGGACGCAGACGGCCCGATCATCGAAGCCGGATCAGGCTTAACTACGATTCTGATGGCGGCGGCAACGAAACAGACCGTATTTTGTATCGAGCATCACGGCGTACACGTTGCGAAACTCAAGCAAATGTCCGCCGAAGCGAATGTTGGCAATATCGGCTTGTGTGTCTGCCCGATCAAGGGCGACTGGTACGATCTGGACGGCATGGACCTGCCGAGTCGCTTTTCGGTTGGGTTTGTTGACGGTCCGCCGCGCAGCTTTAGCAACAGAATGCGCTTTTTCGATGAGTTCAGCGTTGACACTGTGCTTGCCGATGATGCGCAGGAAAGCGAATTCAGTGCCATTGATGGCGATATTCAGTACAGCGGGCGAATGGCGATCATTCGGCATACCCTGTCAGGAGCTGCATAATGGCTACGGCCCAGGACATCATTAAGCGCGCAAGACGCTTGCACGGCTCGCTTGGTCGTGGTGAAACGCCGACCGATGCCGAGAATGTTGACGATCTCTCTGCTTTGAACCAGATGCTGGATCAATGGTGGCTGCAACGCACCGCCGTGTATCGGATCCAAGAGGACATCGTTGCGGTCACTGGCGTATCACACACCATCGGCCCTACGGGTAATTTTGTGCTGACTCGCCCGGTAAAGGTTGAGCGCGCTTTTCAGCGACTGACAGACATCGATTACCCGATTGAAATTCTCAACGAATCGCAATACCGGCGCATTGCGGCTAAGACCACGACCACATCGACGATCATTACCGATCTGTTTTACGACCCAACGCCGACAGACGGCACGCTGTACTTCTACCCTGTAGTCAGTTCAGCGGCAGTACACCTACACACCAGATCGCGGCTTGAAGTGTTCACTATCAATGAAACCGTTGCCCTGCCTCCCGGTTACGAGGAAGCAATGGCTTATAACCTGTCCGTGACGATCGCGCCAGAGTATCAACGCGACATTCCGCCAGTGGTCGCGTCTAAGGCTAATTCTTCACTGAAAAACATCAAACGGATCAACAAGCCGATCCCACAAGCCGTTTCGGAAATTGGCGGTCGATACAGCGTCTATAGCGACACTCAAGGGAGCGCCTAGCCATCGCACGTTATCCGCTTTTTTCGACAGGCCAGCAGGGCCGTTCCGTGCACTACTCAGCCGAACGGCGGTTGAATCTGTTCGCACAGATCAAGAATCCCGGCGACCGTTCCCAATTGTCTTATCACTCAACGCCTGGACTGGTGTTGTTCAGTAGTTTGGGCGAAACGCCAATACGAGGCGCGAGAACGGTAGGCGACACGCTTTATGTCGTGCACCGTGGCACGTTGTACTCTGTGAATAATGCCGGCGTTACGGTGTCTCAAGGCACGCTAAACACTGTTGCTGGTCGTGTTGACATGGACGACAACGGCACAGAGTTAATGATCGTCGACGGTGCGGGCGGCTACATCTATGAAACCGTGGCGGATACTTTCACGGTGATATCCGATCCGCAATTCGCCGACACGGTGAACACGTGCGCCTACCAAGCCGGGAGGTTCATTTGCGATCAAGAGGGCACGGGTCAGTTTCAGATATCCGCAAGCTACGACGGCACGGCCTACGACGCAGGCGAAATAGCCACGGGCGAAGCGTTCCCGGATGATTTAATGAGAGTCTTTGTCGATCACGGCGAGATCATCCTGTTTGGATCCCGGTCTACAGAGTTTTGGGCCAACGTGGGCGCGGTGGACTTTCCCTATGCGCCCATCAGTGGGGCTGTGGTGGAGTGGGGCTTGGCCGCTAGGTGGTCAGTTGCGAAGCTATTTAATTCTGTTGTGTTCCTTGCCAAGAACCGCGAGGGCGAAGTGTCGATCGTGATGATGGCAGGGTACCAGCCGCAACAGATATCGAATAACGATTTTGAGTATGTGATCAACAACTATTCCACCGTCTCCGACGCGGTTGGGTTCGCCTACAAGTCATCGGGCCAAAGCTTCTATCAGTTGAGCTTTCCGACCGCTGGCAAGACATGGCTATACAACCAGGATAACGGTTTGTGGTCAGAACTTGAATATGGGTCAGTGGGCGCGCGGCATCGGGCAGAATTCGGTGTTGAGTTCCTGAACAAAAGCATCGTGTTCGACTATGAGAATGGCAACATGTATCGGCTTGACCCTGACGTCCACACCGATAACGGCGAACCGATAGTGCGAGAGCTGATCGGGCGCCACATCATCGATGAGGAAACCATCTCCATTGGCCGACTCTGGTTGGACGTTGAAACAGGGTTAGGTAATTCACCACAAGCGATGTTGAGCATATCCAAAGACGGCGGGCACACCTACGGATCAGAACGATGGGCATCGCTCGGCGCTATCGGTAAGTACATGACTCGCGCCGTATGGTGGACGCTGGGGCAGGCTTACGACTGGACAATCAAGGTCCGTATTGACTCTTCGAGCAAGTGCACGATATCGGGCGCATGGATTGATGCGAAATGAGTCTTTCAAGCCCGCGCAGCGAGATCACCGAAGGCAGCAGAATGCCAAGCCGGGTCATGTTTGTTTGGATGTCGCAGGTCAGCGACTTTATTACCGGTTTGGTGAGTTCGGGTGTAACAGCCGACAGACCAACGAAAGCGCTGTACGTGGGCAGAACCTACTTCGATACGACGCTCGGGTACGCTATTTGGTACGACGGTACGAATTGGGTTAATTCGGCAGGTACGACAGTATGAGGATTGATAAATGAGTTGGGCACTAGCAGCACAGGTGGCCGGTCCGTTGCTTGGCGGTTTGTTTGGCAGTAGTTCAGCTAATAAGGCCGCAAACCAACAAGAGGCTTCGGCGCGTGAAGGACTCGCAGCACAGCGTGAAATGTTCGACCTTGGCAGGCAAGACCTAGCGCCCTACCGAAGCACAGGATCGGCAGCAAATGACCGCCTCGCTTACCTTATGGGTATTGGTGGCTCTGGTTCAGTCAATCCGGCTGTCGCGCAGGCACAAAGCCGGTACAACAACGCTCTAGCACAGTACAACTCATACTCATCGCAATCTGCCACAGGCGGGCCAAAGTACTCAGCCATGACGGGCCCTGACGGTTCGTTCCAAGGTCCGTCCGATCAATGGGGAGAGTGGGATAAAGCCACGAACGGCTGGTGGGATGCCGACGAATACAAATGGATCGCGCCTCTTGGTGGTGGTTGGTCGAGATCAGTCGACTCTACCGAGTTGGATGCGGCAAGGAACGCCCTAGCGGCTGCACAGGCTCAACCTTGGTCGCCCGGTGCTGACTACGGTTCCTTGATGCAGAAATTCACCGGACAGGACTTGTACGATGATCCGGGTTATCAGTTCCGGCTCGACGAAGGCCGTAAGGGCATGGAGAATTCTGCGGCGGCGAGAGGCATGCAGTTGTCCGGCGCCAACATCAAAGGGCTTTCCCGCTACTCTCAGGACTACGCGTCGAATGAGTTTGGGCAAGCCCGGAACAGATTCATGGGCGACCAAGACCAGACCTACAATTATCTTGGCGGGATGAGCGATCGCGGACAGAACGCAGCGGGCGCGAGCGCAAACATGGCGCAAAACTTCGGATCGCAGCAATCCAACACGATGCAAGGCATAGGCAACGCACGCAGCGCTGGAACAGTGGCCAGTGGTAACGCCCTACAGTCAGGCATTAATGGCGCCTACAACGCGTACAACGACTCTCAGCAGTCACAACGACTGAATGCCTTGCTGCGCAACAACGGATCGACCTATAACAGTGGCGGCGGCTATGGGACGTACTTCGGAGGTCAAGGTGGCTATTAACCCAAACATCATCCTACAGGCCGGGAAAGGCGTAACGCCGATCCGTCGTCAAGACCCGATGCGCGAAGCAATGGCGATGCAAAGCATCAAGCAGGGGCAGCAGCGATCTAACATGCTGAAGAAACAGGACGCGCGAGCAGACCGAAAAGAAGAATCAGATGCGCAGGCACAGAAAAAGATGCAGTGGTATCAGCGCTTGATGTCCGTCACGCCCGAAACTTACGACCAGTACCGCGCCGGCGAGCTGAATAATGCACCAGAAGCTGCTGACATGCTGCCCGAATCTTGGGATGAGGAGCGGATCAGGGGGCTACAAAGGGCTATCGGCGATTCTATGTTGACGCCTGCGCAGCGCCGGAAGTTCGAGGGGCAGGAAGCGACGCGGACGGCAACTGCGGCGCATCGCGAAAGACAGTTAGGCCAAAGTGACGAGCGCAACCGCATCGCGGGCATTCGGGCTAGCCGCACTGGCTTAGGGCAAGGCACAGAGAAATACTCAGCCCGGAGCATCCTGTTCAAAAACGGATCAGGCGTACTGTACAGCACCAGCGGTAAGCGCAAGGTTGTTGGCCCGCAGGGCGAAGAATACACAGGGGCGGAAGCTGCGCGCATTGTCGAAGAGGGGCGCGCTTCTGGTGTTGATGACCAAGGAGAGCGATCCTTCGCCCGCGCTGAAGGTTCTGGCCGACAAAAGACGCTTGAAAAGTCATCCGAAACCTTCTCTAGCATTCGCAAGAACATCACGAATCTACGGAAAGTTGTTACTGCGGTAGACGAGGGCGCAATGACCGGCCCGGTTGCTAGTTGGTTTCCAAGCCTTCGATCCAGCTCGATCAAGCTGGACAACCTGCAAAAGAGCCTTGCTCTTGATGTGGTCGGCGCAGTGACCTTCGGCGCCTTGAGTCAGGGGGAATTGGATCTAGCTAAAGACGTGGCGTTACCTAAAAGGCTGCAAGGCCCGGAACTGAAGAAATGGGTGGTAGATAGAATCAACGCTCAAACAAGCGTAGCTAACTACATGCAGCAACAGATCCAGCACATTAGCGACGGCGGAACAGTCGCTAGCTGGGTGTCTCAGTTAGAAGAAATGTCCGCCACGAACCAAGACGGCACGATACAAAATCAACAAAACTTGCCGCCAATTCATCCCGGCGCAATTGAAATGCTAAGGAAAAACCCGGAAACAGCCGATCAGTTCGATAGCACTTTCGGTGAAGGTGCGGCAGCGAGGTATCTTGGTGGCTAGCATTTACGATCAATTCGTAACTCCGCAGAAAACTGGTAATGCGGCGCAGAATCCGTATGCGCAATTCGTGCCGACTCAAGAATCCGATCAGTCTGTCAGCCCAGCATTGCCGCTGGACAGTCTCGCGGAACTGGCCGAAGAAACGCGATCCAATCTTTCGCCAAGCGCGAAAGGTTTCGCTGAACTTGGAATGTTGATGCTCAGGCCAGATAAAGGGGCTGTCGACTTCGAGAAAGTGGCGCGCAACATACCCAGCAGCGCGCTTGCTATGGGCAAGGGGCTATTTAATGCCGCAATAAACCCAATCGGGACCGCCGAAAGCGTGCGATCTCTTGCTCAGGGCGTGGTAGAGAAGTTTATTCCTGATGAAATCAACGGGACGAACTTCGGCCCAACTCAGAACGAGCAGAATGTTGATGCGGTGGGTGAACACTACGCCAACCGCTACGGAAGCCTAGACAAAGCCCGCAGGACGGTCGAGTCCGATCCTGTCGGGTTCGCTGCCGATACTTTTGGCGTTGCGCAAATTGCCGGGTCAGGCGCTGCATTGGCCGGTAATACAGTCAAGGCAGTGGCTAAAAAACTGATCCCAAAATCTGTTCCGAGAGGAATGCTTGATTCAGCGTTAAAGTTTCGGCCCAGCATTAAGCAGGCTGACCGGGCGAGAATGACCGAGACGGCTTTGCGTGAAGGTGTAATGCCAAACGTGGCCGGATTAAGGAAGTTAGTCGACAAGATCGATGTGTTGGATACCGGCTTGCAGAAATTGATCGACGACGCCACAGCAAGCGGGACAACGATCCCGGCTGGCATGGTGTTCAGCGAATTGAAGGTGTTACGCGCGAATCTTGGCGGCGTGAAACTGAACGCATCCGCTGACTTGAAAGTGGTCGATCAGGTGGCAAAGGCATTCGGTGAGAATCTCAAGCGACTGAATAAAACGAAGCTAACGCCGAGAGAACTACAATCACTGAAAACAGACGCATACAAGCGAATCAACTTCGACCAACAGCAAGGCACAGCCAGTTACGCGAAGAATGAAACGGCGAAAGCTATCGCAAGGAAAGCAAAGGAAGGCGTCGAAAGAATCGACCCGAAGGTGAAGCCAATCAATGCAGAGATGGGCGATTTGATCGATCTCGGCGGAGAATTGGAGAGAATTGTTGGCCGACTGGATAACCGAAACCTGATCAGCCTGGATACTGCGGCCAAGATTGGCGCAGGCGCAGCGACAGGAACAGACATCGGCACGGCTGTTGGTACAGCGTCAGCCGCTATGGGCGCACCGAGAGTTAAAGCGCGGATCGCAATCACCTTGGAAAACCTGCGCAAGACCGCCGAAGCGATGGAATACGCGAACGCAAAGCTATCGCCAGCAGTCGCGCCTATCCTTGCTGCGCAGATGGGCCGGCTAGATGAATCGTTGCGGGCGCTGTTACCTGCCGACGAGCCAAACAATGATCAAGTAAATGACGATTCCAGTAAAGAATAGCCCGATCATGAGGAGTCTCCTTGTGCCGGCTGAGCTAAATGTGCGCCCATCGTTGGCGCGATTTAATGCGGCTTATTTGGTCCTGCCATACGCCGTAGGCAGAGGCGATAACGTGTTGTTTTCTGGCGTCCTCCCGAATGGCGTGTATTTGATCGGCGGTGAGTTTCGATTGTGGGAGCATGTCTCCCTTGGCTTGTCGGCCCTTTGTAAAGCAATCGCTAACGTTCTCGGCGTGCGTCCCAAGGAACAAATGGGTGGGGTTCACGCAAAGCCGAACGTCGCAAGTGTGGCAAACGCAAATTCCATGGTAGCCATCACCGGGAGGGATATCGCCGCGAAACAACCTCCATGCAGCCCGATGCGCCGTTATTCGTTTACCGTGAAGTTTGAAAATTCCGTACCCTCCGCTTTGCTTGGCTCCAATCCAGACCCAACAGCGACTGCGCGGGTGAACAATGAACTTTGAGCGGAATCGGGTTAAGATTTTATCGTCCATGTTGCTACTCCATATAGCGACCCGGAAAGTGGTGGTGGCGGAGTTCGTCGCTCCGTTCCGCCCATTATAACAGAGGTGACCCCGTGGCCACAGAGTTCGCATTAATACCAGAGCATCAGACTTTCTTCAAGGCTGACGGATCGCTCGCGTCGGGCTATCAACTATTCGTGTATCTCGCCGGCAGCAGCACTAAGGCCACGACTCACACCGAATCTGACGGCATTACGCCCAATAGCAACCCTATCGTGTTGAATGCGCTCGGACAGACGCCTAACGGTGTATACGTGGCGACTGGGACGTATAAGACGATCCTGGCAAGCGACACCGACACTGATCCGCCCGCTACAGCCATCAGGACGCGTGACAACATCACCGCTAGGAATGATTCCGCAGCCGCAACTCAGTCTGAATGGGTGGTTGGCCCGACTCCAACCTATATCGACGCAACGGGCTTTTCACTTCTTGGCGATCAGTCATCGGTGTACCACGTGGGGCGCCGGCTAAAAATGACGGATAGCGGCGGGACGGGGTATGGCTATATTTCGGTAACGTCTTACAGCGACCCGATCACAACAATTACCGTCGTTAACGACTCGGGCACACTTGATTCCGGGCTTTCGGCCGTCAGTTACGCGCAATTAGCCGCGAACAACGGATCGACGCCATGGATCTCGCGGATGGTCACGTCGGGTGATATTTTCAGCCATGACGGATCGACGCCTACTTGGGTCAAACGAGTCATTCTTGAAACCGAGCAGGCCACAGCGTCGGGCACTGAGAAAGACTTTACCGGGATCCCGGCATGGGCGAAGCGGATCGATATCCTCTTTGCTGGTGTTAGCACTAACGGAGCGGATGAGATCATCATTCAGCTTGGCGGTGCGGGCGGAATTGAAGCAACTGGATACGTTGGATCGGGTGGTGGTTTCCCCTCAGCCGCAGCAAAATTGTTCACTACCGGGTTTGGCGTCGGGTCAAACCAATCGGCGACGATTGTTTTGCACGGTGTTTGCTCGCTGTACCTTGAGGATTCGGCGGCTTTTACTTGGGCAGCGGCGGGCACTTACGGCAACTCGGCAGCAGCCGGTATGAACTTCACGTCTGGCACCAAGTCACTTACAGCCGCCTTGACCCAAGTCAGGATCACGACCGAAAGCGGGACAGACACCTTCGATGCCGGCGCGATCAACATCCAATACAGTTAAGCATCCCGGATACTCACAACAGAACGCAGCCGGTTCCACCTCGCGCCCTTCGATGGCGACTTCTTTGCTAGCGCAGGCTTTGTCGGTTTGCGCTTCTGCCCTAGTTTAAAACTGCTCCAGTCGGTCATTGGCCGTGACTCTGTTCGTGTAGCGCCAGAATCCGCGCGCCGAGCTGATATTTAACGTCTTTGCACAGGCCATGCTTCAGCCGGTTGATGTTGCCAGGACTGCATTCGACGCGATTCGCGATCTTTCGCTCAGACATCACCGCATTTAGATCGCGAATGATTGCCGGCCAGTCCACGGATTCGGGTGCTGCGTATGTGATCACAACCGCGCGCCTTCTAGTTTAGACAGCAGCGACTCGGCCCGGTCGATTGACTCAGACAGTTTTTGCGCTAGTTCTATTTCCGTCTTCACGTCCCTGTGAATACGCAACACCAGCGGCTTCAGTTTCGGGTGGTAGGCCATGAAATCACACCAGTCTCGATCTGATGCGTACATGTGCCCCACTACTTGCCATTTGTAGATGGCTGGCAGTTTGCCGTTTAACAAGTAGTTGATCATCGTGTTGTACGCTGGGCATTTAATTTCGAGGATTCCATCCGATTCAACCATTCGATCCGGGCTATCACCGATCCAATCGCCACATTGCCAGAAGCCACCGTTTGTCGTTTCGCTGAAAGTATCCATTTCGTACTGTTCAACGGCATACGGCTCCAGTTCATGCCCGCGTTGCATGTAGCCGTTCAAGAATGATTCGGGTGATTCGCCCGTAAGTCGTTCGTAAACAGGTGAATAGATCGCCTTTTCAAAGCCTGCCGTGGTTTCCTTCATAAATAAATCTTTAAAGGTTGACGCAGTGAATTTCCCGCGCCGAAGCGTGAGCCATTCATCAGTATTTTGCTGGATGTCGTGGAATTTACGCATCAGACGCAGCCACACTCAGGATTCCGATTGTCTCGTCGCTGATTTCCCAATGCTTGCGCATGAATTCCAATTTGGCGGGCTTGTCGTCAGCGCCCTGGTAAGCGGCCATTGCTTCAGCCCATCGCGGATGATCGACCGTTAAAACGGGCTTTTCCATCCGTGGTTGTTTCGGGCGCAACCGAAGCGCGTCGACTACTTCGCCGAATGCTTTCACCTCTTGCACGTAAATCTGCAACGGAACGCCGGCCCAATCTTCAATGTATGGCGAGCCTGTCCATCCTTTCATTTGCTTGCAGGCCGTCGCGTTGAGGATCATCGGTTTAGTTGCGTCGGTGAAGTGAGCGACGTTACAAGGCGACATGTCGCCCTTCGGATCAACGACATGTACCACATCAACGGTTTTAACCGTCACGATCAAATCCTGACCGGGTTCGAGATCGTGTGAGCCGAGATAGTCTTTGTTGAATGCTTTTTTCCAATGAGTTTGTGTCATTTTCGTTCTCCTGATTCTGTTATCTGTCCGTAGCTGTTCACGTAAACGTGCGTGCTTTTCGCCAAGCCGCGATTCATGCGGCCGAGAAATTCCTTAGCCTTTTCCAGCTTGAGATCGTCACCGGGCCAGTACGGGTCGAGATGCGGCGCGGGATCGCCTAGTAGCCAGTCTTTGTCTGCGTGGTCTCTCATGGCTTTAATTCCATTTGGCGCGCAAGTTCGTCGGCTGCTTCCTCAGCATCTCGGCGCTTGTCGTCGTAGAAGTCGCCTGCGTTTCTCATGATTATCGCTCGTATTCGGGCCATTCGGGTTCGGCGTCGACTCCTGCTTGATCGACAAGCGAGTCGAAACTTTCCAGCGCACCGATGCTTTCAATGAATTTTGTGATGTCATGCTCGCCCTGTGCTATCAGCGGGCCAGTGTTCGAGTTACCCGGTATCGGGCCGGATATCGTGCAGTCGGCCAGTTCGCTAGGCTCTGCTGGGTAGCAATTTTCGGGCAGGCCGTAGAGTTTTGCAGGGCGTCCCGGCGTGACTTCAACGTCAAGCCGGTATTCGCTGCCGTCCTCGGCTTCTACCCATGTGTGGCCGTGTAGTAAGCAACGGCCCTTCATCCCATCAACTCCAACGACTCTTTTTCGCCCATGTCCGCCAACTCGCCCCACGACTGCGAATCGGTATCAAGCTGCACAAACTTAGCGCCCATCGGCTCGGTAGCGTCTA